AGTTTTTAACATATTGCAGACAGTTTTCAATACCATCTGAAACCATCTCATCTCTGTATGTGTAATTAATGAAATTTGGTCTGTATGCTAAATGCGTTGCAATCTTTAAAAAACATTCACCGATATAATTTGTCACTGGCGGTGTTATTTTTCCTGATGTTTCTGCAACGGCACAACTTTCTCTCCAATCAATCATAGCCTGTAAAAATTGTTTATTGTCAACATAGTGAACACTTTTCTTCTTTGCCATTTAAATCTCCAATTAATATACCTTATAATAATGGTTATGACTATAAATGTCAAGTCTCTTTTAATATTTTCATTAGGGGCATTGACAAGTGCAAAAAAAAGGTGTACATTAAGTATGTGCTAGTGTCAATGAATAAGTTTAGAATCTAATTTAGCTTCCATTAGAAGATCATCATACACATCTTCTTCCTCACTTGGACTTATAGCTTCTTCATTATTCCAGTCGGTATCTATCTTTCTAATTACATGTTCATAATATTTGGACAATCCAACGGATGCATCAGCAATTAAAACACATTGAAGTTTAGGGATACTGAAATATTTTTGTTCAGTGAAGTGTTGAAGCCATGGCGATAAATTAAGTGTTTCTCCAGAGTTCATTTTATTCTCAACATCCATTTTTAATGGATTTATGATTTCATAATTATGTGGACTATCCCCGATCATTTCACAAACGATCATCTCACAATTGACAAGCTTTAAAATCTTATAATTTTCTATGTTCATTTTAATTTTATCCTGTCTATTTTATAATCGAACTTTTGTTCCTGATATATATTTATACGTTCTTTTAAATGTCTCAAAGTGAAATTGAGTTTAGAATCGAGGGAGAGATCGTCGGCGATATCGTATAGCCGTAACGTCTTGTCACCCCCTTGTTGCCGCAAACCCCGCCCCAGTGACTGAAGCACCCTGATTTTGCTTTTTGAGGGGCTTGAGAACACGATGTTGTGAATGTTACGAATGTTAATACCAGTGCTAAAAGTCCCATAGCTCGCAACAATGATGGCATCTTTTTCATTTTCTACAATCTCCCGTATTTCTTCTCTGGTGTCTGTATTGACACCACCGTATACAAAGAAAACCTTTCTGTCTTTATATTTATCTTTAATTAAATTATAAAGAGGTTCACCATGCTTCTCTACGAATTGGAAAAGGCAGAGAGTGTTACCATTGCAATAACCCACAAGGTTGCATAGAAAAATATTCCTTTCAACCTTAGTGACGATGTATTCCAATTCTGCCGCATACTCAAAGTCCTTTACTATTTGTCTATCCTCATCAGGATATTTTAAAATTATACATTTAATTTTTAAGTCTGCTAAAGTTTTATTGTCAATTAATTCTTTAGTGGTTATTACATATCTTACTTTACCAAATAACCCTTCCAATACTAATCTGTGTGTCTGTGTATCATCAAGAGTCCCTGTTAATCCAAAACGATACTTGCAAGTGTCAAGTTTTGTCATAATACCTGTAAGTGACTTTGCTTTAAACAAATGTGCTTCATCACCAAATACAGCACCAAACTGTCTAAAATATTGTCTGGGCATTCTGTGAATAGATTGCCAAGTGGATATTACAACATCCTTTGTTACTTTTTTATCATGACCTTGATATATTTTTTGACAGTATGTTTCAGAACTCCACCCATAATCTTCAAAGTCTTTATACATCTGTTCGACAAGCGAAGTTGTTGGAACCAAAATTAAAGTTTTTAGTTCCATCATCTGGTAGTAACGAATGAGACAGTATATTATTAGTGACTTGCCGGAAGCAGTAGGAGAAATAAGCAAAGAACGATTTGTGGCAATAGCATGGGCAATGGCATCAATTTGATAATCTCGTACTTCAATCCGTTTTCCATCAAGGGTTGGTCTAAGCCCTCGTATAAATCCTTGCACCACACTTCCGGCCACTGTGCGTTCACTTCTAACTCCGGTTTCCAGTTCATAAATTTCACCATTATTTTTAAGGTACTCTTCTATATAGGGGAGAAGTCCAACATATATCTCACCTGTGACAATATTGTACAATCTGATTTTTCCATCCCACATCTTGCTTCTGTATGCAGGCATGTATTTGAAACCGGGAACTTCAAAGGTAAAAAAATCATTGAGTTCAGCAGCTACGGATGGTTCAACATCAGACAAGCTTAGATATACTTCGCTCTTTTTAGATATTAGCATTTTGGAAAGTTCCGACTTCCCCATACTCACCCCTAACAATAATATTCCAAGATACACTAATTCTGTCTACGGGAGTTGGAGGAACCCAATGTTGCAGCCAGGCTGGAAAAATATATCCAGTGCAGGGCAAACAATTGAACTGAACCATATTTGAGTTATACTTGTTTGATTCTTTTCTTGGAGCAAGGACACTTGATTGAACTCTAGGATCAAAGAATTGAATTGGTGATGCTGGAAATTCAGAATGAAGATAAAATACTCCAGAGAGTAAGTTATTAGAATGTGTATGTGGTGGATGTGATTGATTGGGCTTTAGATGATTTGACCACATGCTTGTGATTTCTACTTTATCAAACTTGTATTTTAAATCATTTAGATATTGTTCATTCTGTTCATGAACAATATCTACCAATTTTCTAAATGTAGATAGATTCTGTAATCCATCTTTAGATTGATTCACCATATCTTCATTTTCATTTGCTAAAATGTAAGTATCCATTTGTGTTACATCAAGTGCATTGAGATCATTAAAACCACAATTAAACTGATACACTACCGTTGGAAATATTTCGTGTTTTATTACATTAACCACGATATTACACTCCACCTTTCTCCTTTTGTTACTGGTTTAATCTCATGAGGAAACATGAAGGTAGAAGGGAAAATTATTGCAGAACCAGCTGTATAATGAATTTCATTACCAGCAACAATAAGTTCTCCTCCTTCATAATCATCATTAGGAAACATAAAAATTGAAACCTGTGGATAACCCCATCTTTCAGTTGTAGCTAGTCGTTCCCACGATGAATTCTCAGGAGAATTATTTGCATCCTTATGTGGTTTATAACGAAGATCACAATGCTCAATCACATAACCACCAGTATCATATCTACCAATACGAAAATCAGTATGATGTGTAACATTAAATGTTTCATGTTCTTTTTTATAAAGATCAGCTACCTTGGAACGTGATTCTTTTAAAGCTTGATATAAGTTATGATATTCATGATGAACATCAAGCCAATCTTCATCGAAGTCCGCTCTAGTTTCACTAGCATTACCGCCAATAAAAGCTGATGCATTTGCGTCTGGTGGCTGATCTGTTCTTGCACGCCAATCCCAATTACTTTCAATGATTTCTTTACACATTGCACTATCAATAATATTTTCATAATAACCAATCCAATTTTTTACATCAACCATGATATTACACTCCACCTTTCACCCTTTGTTACCGTTGTTACTTCATGTGGAAACATAAAGTTTGAAGGGAAAATTATTGCAGAACCGGCTTTGGGTTTGTATTTATTTTCTGCAACAATAATTTCTCCCCCTTCATAATTATCATTTAAAAACAAGAGAACCGAGACTTGGGGGTATCCATATTTTTGACCATGAGAATGGTGTATGTTGTCAATATGTGAGGACATAAAACCATTAACACCATACTTGTTAATACGAAAGTCAGTATGATGGATGCAAGCAAAGTGTTCATGTTCTTCTCCATAAAATCTCATAGACTTTAATACGGCATCTTTCAAAACTGGATAAGGTCTGTTTTCTTCTCTAACCCAAACCTCATCCATTCTAACTCGTTCTTCGCTATTGTGGTTTTGTCCTTTATGACTAGAATATGTTGATGGATTCCAGTCCCAAGGATAATTATAAATACCTTCTATTTGACTACCAGAAATAACATCATCATAATAACCAATCCACTTTCTCATCAAAAACCTCCGGCAATAAACTTCTTCCAATCTGCGGCAGTACGAATATCCCACCCTCTATTATCTATGGACTTTATTATGCCGTCTATAAACTCTACGATTGTTTCATAGTATACAATTTTTTTCTCAATCTCAATAATCTCATCGTCAGAATTGATATACATTTGAAGGTCTGTCTTTAGAACTTTGAGATCAAAAGGTTTTGCAGCATAAATCTTTGCATCAGATTTGCCGCCGTAATATTCCCATTTTTGGCGATACAACCTTTTATGTTCAGCTTTGCTCTGAAACATCATAAGTTTATATTTGGATTTATAGTCCAGCCATTTTGGTTTGATAATTTGATTTTTATAAGATTGTTGGTGTAGGTCTTCATTATCTATTATAATAAGGTCTTCTTTGGCTTCCACCTGTAGTTCACTTAACTTGTCCATTTATTTCCTTTACAATGTAGTAAATTCATATATCTGATATGAGAATGTCGCACTCGCTGTTATATATTGAACATCTGTACCTTCTTGACTGAATTGCAATGCACTAAGAGATACGGGATACATGTTCTGAAAATCAACTTGAATAATTGCATTATTTTTATTTGATAATATTATTAAGTTCGCATCAGAAAATAATGCATTTGCTGGAGTTGATTTTCCAACCCTTTCGGATGACGGATTAGATATAGATACACTAGGTGTAGTTGATGTATTTGATCTAAAATCTCTAAACTGCTTTCTATCTTTTGGAAATCCTATAGCAGTCATCCACTCATGTAATGACCTATAGTTTTCTAAAAACTCGTCAACTATAAAACTAATAGTTAATTGTTCATATGTCAGTTTATCACCCATAACTGGAATAGATTTAAACGGGGTTTCAAACACAGCATCACCCAGATTGATGCCGGGAATATTCGCAGCAGTTGTAAAAAACTCAACCTTCGGTAATTGGTTAATACCAAAACGAAATTGAGTTGGGCTAAGATAATCTAACTTATCTGGTTGTCTTTCTAGTGCAGTTGACATATAACTATTTATAAAGAAAAAAAGGGGAGAGCCGAAGCCCTCCCCAAGTTTATAGTTAAGTTTCTTATTCTTACATTAGGTTCAATACTTTTACCCGACGATAGTAAGAATTTTGGTTCGCTGTAAGTGCGATTGTAGCAGCAGTATTTGCAGCTTCGGCACCAGCAACGGCGAATGGGTTAGCAGCCATACCATAACGGGTTTTGAAACCAATTTTGGGCTGGAAGTTACTCTCACCAACCGCACGAACCATTTGCAACGGAACGTATGGGCAGTAGAAGAAACCAGCATCATAAGGTGATGTACCCTTATAACCAACAACATAGTACTGACTTGCAGAACTATTTGCTGAGTATGGATCAACATAAACCTTATAACGACCATTCATCACACCAGCAAATGTGGTGGATGTGTCATCAACATTAAGGTTGTTGTTGAGGGCAGGAGTGTAATCAAGAACACCGGCCATCTGAAGTGCAGAAGCAACATCAGCGGAACAGATGATCATGTTACCCTTGCCACGACGAGTCTGTTGACCAATCGCATTGGCATCACGCTCAATCTGGAACATAAGTCCCTTGAACTTCTCAACTGACCAACGACCATTTGAGTCGGTGTCCAAATCGAAGATACCAGCAGTTGTTGTGTTGATTTGTGCGCCAGCTACAGCAGTCTTGTAGATAGAACGAACAACCTCACGGTTGATTTCTGCAAGAATTTCTGTTGAAAGAATGTTAGCAAGCTCTGTCTCGGCATCCAAACCGTGGATTGCTTTGAGGTCTTGAGCAAGTTCCATTGAATACTCAGCTTTCAACGCACGGGAAACTGCCGTAACAGTTGACTTATCAATACTGAATGACATCTCAGCAAAAGCGTTTGTTCCGCTATCGCCAAGTGCTTCACTTTGAGCAGTTGTCATACCAGTTGCGAATGTGTAAGTTCCAGCAGAAGGACTGTCGTTAAGAACGGCAGGATTGCTTTCACTTGCACCAATGTCACCGGGACCAGAAGTTGTACCAGCAGCGTTCTGGTTCGAGAAGTCACCAGAGAAACCGTTCGCAGCTGCGCCGGTTGTCTCATCGACCAATGCTTCTTCACCATCCATCGAAGCATGACGGGCACGCATCGCAAAGATAAGTCCTGTTGGACCTGTCATTGGCTGAACGCCACACACATCATATGCGATGAGGTTTGGCATTGCACGGCGAACTAGTGAGATCAAAATTGGGTCCCAATTTGATACACCGGACACATTACCTGTAGGAACGGATTCCGAAAGGAATGCTGAATCTTCTCTTAGAGCTTTTTCTTGGTTTTCGAGGATAACAGTGGTAACAGACCGCTTATAGGCATCTTCGATCCTTGGAAGATCGGGATGTTCTAGGACTGGCGACCACTTTTCTTGTAGATGTTCTGCTTGAAACATTTGTTTCTCCTTTGTTTTTATTACATCTATTTATTATAATATTAAACTTAGCGCCCGTTAATACGAGTCTCGACACGACCAATAGCAGACAAGTATGCCTTCATTGTATCACTCGTATCAATGTCCTGTGCGGCGCTTCCGTAGTCATCTTCATCATGAATAAAAGTCTCTTCTAGGTTTTCAACTTTTGGAAAATAGTTTTCCTTTAGGGTGTCGAGTTTGGCACGGAAACCAGCTTCATCCCCAAAGTCAACATCTTCTACTAGAGAGGCAAACTTCTCAACTTCTGTATCGGTCAAATCAGAAGCAACTTCTGCAATGACCTGTTCCCGAACCAACTCAGAGTTCGTAGAATTCATTTGGATATTAGATTCCATAGTTGAATTCAACTGCTCTTCCAGTTCAGCAATTTTTTCAGACTGTGCTTCCAGAACGTCATATCTTTCGTCTGGAACGTCAATGTAATGATCTTCAAACAACTGTTTCAAACCAGAAATAAAGTCTTCAGCAATCTCACCTTTGAGTCCACGCTCAATTGCTAACTCATTTTCTTTCATCCATTCCTCAACAACATAATCGAGGTATTGATCTACTTTTTCTGCAAGTGACTGTTTATACTCATCTACTTCTTCAGCAATTGCAAGTTGTTGCTCTTCTACAATTCGTGTAACTTCTTCACGGGTCTTTGATTTAACGGCCGCTTCAAAGATTGTTGCGGCTTTCTGCATGAATTCTTCAGAAAGGTCTTCGCCTGCTACCAAAGCTTCAACGTCAGCAGTGATATCAATGTTCTGAATATGCATCTCTACAGCTTCAGCGACTTCATCTTCCTTTTTTTCTTCATCATCATGCATACCATTCATCATGGAGCCATATGCAGCATAAAGGTTTTCTTTATTCATGCCCATCATCTTCTTATCCATAGCAGCCATGAGTTCTTTTTTGCTCATTTTTTTATCTTCGTCTTCTTCTTCTTCGACTTCTTCTTCGTCGTCGTCTTCTTCATCTTCTTCGTCATCTTTGTGAGCGGCTTCCTTGACCTTTTTCATTTTTTGTATTGGGTCAGGCTTACCTTCACCTTTTTGTTGTGCATCACCAGAAACTTCTGATGCTTTATCAGCAGCAATATCAGTTGGCGAACTAGCTGCATCAGGCTCAACAACGGCTTTACCGCCATCTTGAATTTCAGCATTACCAACTGCTTTTAGTTTTTTCTTTCCCTCGGCAGGAACAGAACCCTTTTTCGGGGCATCAGCATCAGAAGCTTCTTCAAGTTCAGCTAATACCTCCGCTTCGAGTTCCTCAATTGTTTGATCTAATTCAGACATAGGAAGTCTCCTTTTTGTTAAATATTATTTATAACTTATAATTTCTTGAGGAATTTAGCAAACTCCAATGCTTCCATATTTGCTTGCCTTTGACGCTTTTTAACATCAAATTTCTTTTTCACTTCTGCAACATGTGCTTCAATTAACGAACCATTGTTCCAAACCCATTCTCTCCCCTCCATAACACCTTCTACAAAAGCGTTTGGAGCAGATGGGTCTGCAACAATATCAGCAGCAGCCGCAAGGTAAAAATCATCTCTCACATACTTGGCACCATTCCTCTCGTCCAAGCTTCCCATGCCTCTAGATGAAACACCTAATTTGGTTCCCTCGTCCATTAAAGTTTTGACGATTTTACCCATAGGTGTTTCTAAAATACGAGCCTCACCAATAACATCACTACCATCTGGTTTTAATGATGTAACTAGGTGAGAGACTCTTTCAAGGTTGACTGTTGGACCTTCTGGATGACCTAACTCACCAAATGCCCTATTTTCGTCAACAAATTTCTTATTATAGTTAGCAACTTCTTTCATCAACACATCTTTAGGGTAAATACGACCATTACGGTTCTTAATATCACCCTGCATAAAGATGCCACGAATCTTGTAATCTTTCTTACCGTTTTCTTTCTCTTCACAGATGTATTCTACATCTTGAATTGATTCTGAAATTAATTTTATATTCATGCGCCCGGATGTCCTTGTGCAACTTCTTCAACATAAACAGCGCCGTCACTACTGGCAGTTTCATTGATTACTGAAATACGGAATTCGGTCTCGGCTCTATCGTAAAGAAGAAAGCCCGGATCATCTGCTGTTCCAGATTCTAATAGTATCCCGTTTGCTCCTGTATCATCATCATTCTGTGCTACAGGAACTCCAGAAGCAAATCGTAGTGCCCGTTCTACATCAGGAACTACTGTTGTTGAGGTGTTTGCTTTCAAATAAAATCCATTTGTGGAAGATGCCGTAGGATAATCATCTGAAATAAGAAAAAGAACATCATTGCCGCCAAACTCTGTTACTCTGTATGAGGAAGATGGGGATAATTTGCCAATGATAGCTTCATGTGCTGCGTCATCAGCTGTCTGTGCTGCTGTAACTGTGCCAGCAACTCGTAATGTTTTAAATGACATACCCTACTCCTATGTTGATAACATTTCTTTTTCAAAGTATCTCATCAGTTCTTTTTCAGTAACACCGAACTTTTTTGATACTTCTCTTATAGTTTTCTCAAAAGTATTTAGGAAATCTGAAGGTTTAGCATCCATGATTTTGAAGATAGAATCAACAGATTTCCGCATTTTAGGAGACAATTTCTTGTATTCCTTTGATGCTTTGTGTTCATCTCTTTCAAAAACTGTGGTTTGATAAACTTCATTCAGTTTCTTTAGCATTGTTAACCTTATTGTTGACAAAAGAATTAGCTAATTCTTTTCTATTGGACTCCAATGAGCCACCTACTTTATTCATCATAGCATCTGAAAATTGGGTTTCTGCTTTTATATTATCACCAGATTCAATGGCATCTACAATTGATCTACTCATTTTCTACTCCTGTGGCTCTTGTTTTGGTTCTTCTGGAGGTTGTTCTTGTGGATTGTATGTTGTACTATCCTCTGCATCTCCCGGTTCGCCAACCTTACCTTGTGCAGTATCATCTCTCCTAATACCACCATGAGCATCAGGAAGATTTATACCACCATCTTCTGGGTCCATACCAGACTCTTTATTTATCTCTTTCTGCATTTCCTCAATTTCAATTTCAGTTAATCGTAAAACATTCTTTTGTACCCACGTCTTGCTGAAGAATGTGCCAATATATGCTTCTACTTGATTCAAAGTATTAATTCTATCATTAAGAAGTTCTGCTTCTTTCAACTCTGCAAAATGGCCATCAGCCAAGAAATCATATTGAATATGTTCTTGAATATTTTTCCAATCATCAGGCGATATAACACCCTTCAATAAAAGTTGTGTTTTTAGAATATCAGTGAATAGTGGAACAAACTTCTTTCGTATTCTTTGTACAAACTTAGTAAATTTAAGTTCATCTCTAGTAATTTCAGTAGAACGACCAAGAGTGAACTGAGATTCTGCTTCTAATCTTGAAATAGGAACATTTAGTGACCTAAACAGTTTTCTTTGGAAGTATACAATATCGTCAATCTCACCAAGATTTTGACCACCGGGAAGTGTTGTAATCTCTGTGCCTCTACCACCTTCTCGACGTGGGAGCCAGAAATCTTCCAGCATACTCATATGATTTCTATCATCACGAACTTCACCAGTTGTAGCATCATATACTAACTTGTTACGATAACGATTCATAACATCTTTAAGATATTGTTCTGCCTTTACCTTTGGTAGATTGCCGACATCAATGTAAAATATTCTACGCTCTGGTGCCCGTGAGATACGATAGATTACCAAAGAATCCTCAACCATTCTCAACTGGTTTACAGGTTTAATTGCTTTGTGGAGATATGACAGTACTCTACCACCATTACCATCAATCACACCAGATGGAACATAAGTGATAGCGTCTGGATGAATTTGAATCCCTTGACTAGCTCCTGTTGAACCTAATCCT